GGATTTTCTTTTACCTTAAAGTTTGTCTTCAAACCAAGTTGAAGTAGTCGTCTGTCAGTGATGTAGCGAATGTATTGCTTCACTTCATCCTTTGACAAGCCTTCGATATCACCCATCTCATATGCTAGGTCAATAAACTTATCCTCAAGTTCCACTGCATAGCGAGACATCTGATAGATATCTTTCTTGAACTCATCGTCAACGATACGAGGATGTTCTGAACAGAATGCACGAAAGAGTTTTGATACACCTTCGACATGAATTGATTCATCTCTGATTGACCATTCAACAACCTTACCCATACCTTTCATCTTACCGAAACGCTGGAAGTTAAGAAGCATCACAAATGATGCAAACAGAGCGACACCCTCATTGAAGACTGACTTTGCAAGTGCTAGTCCTAGTCCTCTTTGTGTTGTTGTATCACTGTCTGTCATGAAGTCAATCTTATCTGTCATCTCTTGATACTCAAGAAACGCATGGTATTCACTATCTGGCAATCCTAGTGTTTCATTAAGAAGCGCATACGCTCTCTGGTGAATGCCTTCTCTTGTAGCAAACGAACCAAGCATATTGCGAACTTCATTATTCTTGAACTTAGGAATGAACTGGTCATAATAGTTCTGTCCAACAGCAACATCAGATTGCGTGAATAGTCGTAGGATGTTTGTGATATATTCTTTCTCAGTTGCAGAAACCTTACCACCCTTCCAGTCTGTCACATCTTCAGACAAGTCTACCTCATCTTCAATCCAGTGAACCTTCTCATGTCGTGTTGTGATTTCAACAGCCCATGGATAATGAAACGGTTTGTATGTCTTGGAGAACTCCATAAGTCCACCAGACTTTTTCTTTAGCAACTGGTCAGCCCTTTCCATCAACTGATTGTAACCACCAATGTGTTTACCGTCAATAAAGATTTGTGGAACAGAGTTCACTCTACGAACTTGTGAACCTTGTTCGATAGTTTCAACCACACCATTGAGTTTCTGATAAAACGCAAGTCTTTGCTCTTCATTATCTAATACATTCTCTGTATATGAGAATCCATGCTTGTTAAACCAGTCCTTGGCCATCACGCAAAAAGGACAATCTGATTTTGAATAAATTACTACTTCCATATTTCTCTCCTAGCCTTGACAAGCAACACATTCGTCTTGTGACATTTCAGTGAAGTCTTGCAGTTTTTCTCTTTCGATTTTTTGTGCAACATTTTCTGCTCTTTGGGATGTTTCTGTTCTTAGATAATACATACCCTTACATCCATACTTCCAAGCATTGAAGTGTGTCTTATGTAGATAACCTCTACTTGCTCCAGCAGGGAAGAAGACATTAAGCGATTGTCCTTGACACAAAAACTTTTGTCTATCACCAGCAAGTTTGACAACCCAATCTTGGTTGATTTCGATACCTGTTTTGAAGACTGCTTTTAGTTGCTCAGACAAGAAGTCTAAGTGTTGTACAGAGCCACCATTAGTAATAATGGAACTCCAAACATCTGGTGTATTCTTACCAAGTTTTTCTAGTTCTTCTTCTAGATATCTATTCTTCGTCAAATGAGAGCCGGCTCTTGTACGAGATGTAAATGCATTTGCTTTCCACGGCTCAATAGATGGTGATGTATTACCAATAAGAGAAGAGTTAGCATTAGGTGCGATAGCAAGCATATGAGCATTGCGTCTACCAGTGCCTTCCATATCTGGTGCTTCACCCCTCTCAAAACCTAGTGTATTTGATTCCTTGATTGATTCTTCTTGAATATATCTGAATATATTTTCATTGAGAACCATAGCATCCTGAGACTCAAAAGGAACACGATGCTTTTGTAAATAGGAATGAAAACCCATAGCACCAAGTCCTAGTGAACGCTCCTGTTGTGCAGAATATCTAGCACGACTGATTTCATCACCAGCATGGTCGATGAAAAATTGTAGCACATTGTCCAAGAAACGAATCAAGTCACGAATCATTTGCGTTTCTTTCCACTCATCAAATCTTTCAAGATTGACAGAAGATAGACAGCAAACGGCAGACCTATCTTCACTAGTAGGAAGATGAATTTCGTTACAAAGATTACTACCACGAATCTTTAGTCCTTTCTTTTTCATCGTTTCTGGTAATGCACGATTAGCAGTGTCGATGAAGTTAAGATAAGGCTCTCCAGTGCGAAAACGAATCTCTAAGATTTGTTCCCACAAGTGTCTTGCTCTCATAGTGTCACGAACAGAATCATCATTAGGGTCTTTCAAATCCCACTTTTCGTCATTCGCAACTGCTTCCATAAAAGCATCTGTAATATTAACTGCATGGTGTAGATTCAAACACTTACGATTGACATCACCAGTCGGAACTCTCATATTGATAAACTCAATAATGTCTGGATGGTCAATGTCGATATAAGCGGCGTAAGAACCTTTTCTTGTGCGTCCTTGACGATATGCTACCATATCAGCATCTACTGTGTGTAGAAAAGGCATAGGCCCAGGCGCTTTGTTAGATACGGAACGAACATCTGACCAGTGACCTCCTACACCACCACCTTTTACAGATAGCCAGCGTAGTTCAGCAGAATGGTCGATTAGTCCTTCCAGCGAATCAGGAACATATGTCAAAAAGCATGAGATAGGAAGTGCTTTAACCTTCTGTCCTTTCTCTGGTGCATTTGATAGCACAGGAGATGCAAACATAAACCAACCCTTAGAGACATATTCATAAATTCTTTGAGCAAGTTTCTTATCACCATAACTGTAAGCAGAAGCCGCTCTCGCAAAAGCGTGTTGAGGTGATTCCTCACTCTCTGTACAGTAATAGTCTTTAAGAAGTTTATAACCTTGCTCAGAGAGAATAGAATCCCTATCGAGGTCAATGTTTACACCCATATATCTCATTGATTGTTCCTTATTTTTTGATTAGATTTTTTGATAGAGGAAAGATGTCAGCAATGACTGTAGCACAAGCCTGAGCAATTTCCATGTGTTCTTTTTGAGTGCCATTTGCACTTCTTAGTTCTATATAGTGAACCCATGAACGAATAGTTCCATTCATTAGCAAACGAGTCTTTGTTAAACCTTCTGGTAAAACTGCTCTTGCTTGTTCCTTTGCAATACCGTGATTGATTGCCCATTCATATGCATCTTTGCATTGATTGATTACACCAACTTGTCGTCTTTGCCATTCTGTTGCTACCTCAACCATCTGAGGATTTTCCATGATATCAGGTGTCAACTCAATTGAGTTTTGTCTATTCTCTTCATCCTGTAGACGACATTCACGATACTGAAACCAATCTCCCATAGAAGATGGTTCAGCATATCTCTGACTGAACTCTTGAAAAGAAAAGGAACGGTGTCTTACCATTTGGTGTGCGATGTCTCTAGTTGTTTCAATCTCCAAGCAAGCACTAGCCATTTCCAAAGGACTCCAATGCTTATGCTTAATCAAGTATTGGATTAACTTTGTAGATGTCTTTGTGTTAAGTTGATTTGCAGGATTTGAAACTCTAGCGCAGTATGATATTAGGTCTTGTACATCATCAATGCCTTCAGACAAAAACTTCTCTGTTGGCTTGGAATAGGAAACCAGCCTTACATTCATATCTTTCTCCACTCTGTGAGTTTTAATTTTGCTGTCAAATTTTGAAATGTGTTATCATTTATAATCCTAAGAATCTCTGAAATGCTCATTTTCGCTAGTATCATATCATTAATATCTTTTTCTTTCAAAAAACTTGGCCAGACGCATATAGACGCACCAGCAGAAATATTTTTTTCCATTTTCTTGATAATTTCACTACTTCTTGGTTCATTATCATAAACATATACAACATCTGGTAGGTTCAGAGACTTCATGTCTGCACCAGCCATTGCAAGACTGTTTGGTAGGAACATACTGTCTATAGGTCCTTCAGTGATATAGATACGCTTCGTCTTATCCACCTCTTCTAGTCCGAATACTTTGATAGCGTCCTCATCTAACATGATGGTAATATACTTGACAGCACTTTTACCAAATGCTCTACCTTGAAATCCAATCAGATTCTCACGCTCATCAAAGAATGGTATGATAAGTCTGGGCTCGTCATACTTCTCATTCAGTTTATTTGGTATGATACTATTCACCCACTCTGCAAACTTAGGTGCATAGAATAACTTGCGATGATACTCCTTTGGTATCATTCGTTTCTCAACATACTTCTTTGCTGGATGGTCAAATCTCAACTGAGAGATTTTCTTCAGCGATTTTAGGGGGGTCTTTAGATGATAATTTCTATTGCGGAACTTTATACCTGTTGAAGTCTTAGGCGGCGTCACGGGCTCTCTACGCTTGTCTAAGAACCGTTCTGTGCGGTATTCCTTGTGTAACTCAGGATTTACATGATTGATAAGTTTATCAACATTTGCACCGATACCACAGTTGTGACACTTGTATAGGTATGCACCTTCAACGAGAAACACATAGCCTCTCGCTTTGAGTTTATTCTTCTGACTGTCTCCACAAAACGGACAACGAAAGTTGAACAGATTGTTGTCCTTCCGCTTGAATAGAGGAAGTTGACCCGACAGAAGATTCAGGTATTTCAAATCAATGTAATTGCTCATAATGTAGTAGATTATAGGGGAAAAGGTTTAGATTGTCAAGACAAAAAATCTTTGATTATGTCGAATCCACCAGATAGAACGAAACCCACAACGATACCGCCACCAACGACTGTCCACTTCCATTTTTCTAAAGAAGTGACTCGTTCATCCATGCGCTTGTTTACTTGTGCTTGTTCAGCACGAATCTCTTTCATTTCCGACATGAGTTCATCCTTCATGTCAGAGATACGCTTATGCAATCTCTCATGCTCCATTTTTGACTCTTTTCGTAAGTCGTTGATGTATTCAAATAAACTAACTTGATTTTCCGACATCACGACTGTCCTCACACTTACAATCTGTGCAAACATCGTTCACACAGTCTTTACATTCTCCACCACAATGACAATCGTGGCCACAGTTACATTTTTTTGCTGGTGCTTCCATAGCAGATATCCTTGCTTCTAATTCGTCTATCTTTTTTGTGACATATGGATACTTCTTTCTCCATGCGTCTGTAGGTTGTTCAAACCAAGTCCATCCCCATCTCTCAACAAGGTAATCAAGAGTCTGGTCTAATTTAGCATAACACCACAAGCCTGCTCTAGTGTCCTTGAAGTATGCGAGAAATGCCGCACCCAACAATGAACCTAGAATAGCAGTATATATCCACAGAGTATCGTCAAATAGTCTTTCAATCATTTATTTATCTTCCTCTGCGTTTTTAGCAATCTTTTGTGAGTATAATCCCATCGAATGGTCGAACGCTCCATCGAAAGGCATACCCTTCTTTAATGCTCTCCAGCGTCCTCTCCACTTATCTTTAATTCTTTGCCATTTTGTCATTTTGCGTATGTTACCATAATGATTAATGTATGTCAACTCTCCATGATGTCTGTAGAACATAAACCAAGGTGGAACTGATGTTACAATATCATTGTTATTGACAAAACGATAATGTGGAGTAACTATATTCTTTACAAAACTTCTCGTGCCGGCTCTTGGTGAACCGAATGTGTAAAGTCCTTCTACTTTAGTGAACTCCTCAAATCTTGAAGTAGCAATAGTTGCCATTGCCGCTCCTAGTGAGTGTCCTGTAATATAGAAGGTCTTTCCTTCATGCTTCTTTTGTATCTCGACAACACTATCCCATAACTTGTCTAGTTCCCCCTTGAAACCAGAATGCACAAGACCGTGTGTCATTGCGCCTTTTGGAATAGCATTCAAGTCAGCAAGAATATCACCAATCTCTGATGGTTCTGTGCCTCTGAAGCATAGCGCAAATTCTTCGTTATTCCATACTGCATGACATTGTGCGCCGTCAATATCAAACATTTTGTGTCCTACAAAATCCAAGTCCTCATACTTTAGTTTAGCATCCAAATCATCACAATATGCGCTTTCACTGGCTTTCGCCATCCGTAGTGCTATCTGAAGATTCATTTCCTTTATTTCCCTCTCCGTCTGGTGTCACGGCATCTTCATAATAAAGGATTATTTGTTTCTGTTGATTGATAAAGCGTTTCAACTCCGCTACATTCAGTGCGAGATTTTCATAATCACGAATACTTAAAGCAACGAATGCTAAGTCACCATGAATCTCTTTGAACTCCTCAACAAAGGAATCCAAATTATCTTTGTTGACAACATATATCTTTGTATCAGTTAGTTGTAGTGGCTTCGGGCGTGCTACTACTGGTACTGTTGTCTTCTCCACCTTCGTTACTATCTTGATTTCCGGCTCCGGCTGGAAACGACTGCAACCAACTAGGAAGAGGCTTGTCACCAGCACCGCCAGTGTCACGCTCAAGTTCACGCCATATATTCGCTGTAGCACCATTCATTCGTCCTTCTAAATTTTCAGCATCTCTGATTGCATCTGCAACCAAGTCCATTTGTCTAAGTTTGTTTCTCAGATTATCACCATATTCTTCGGCTTTCTGGAGGTCACCCTGTAATTTATTATTTAATTCAGCCATTTTAGCCATATCTGCTTGCACACTCGCTAAACTTGCTTCAGCAGTTTCTACTGCACCTTCAAGTTTTGCATTGTTCTCTCTAAGTGTAGCAATAGTCGCTTGTGTGGTATCGTAGTAATACTTTGCTCCGTATCCTACACCACCCAATATCGCTAGTATAATAATTAAAGCATATATTTTAAGCATTTACTCTGATTTCCAAATAGTCCATGCACCGTAAGCGATTGCAATACCAGCGGCTATCTTAGCGAGAGGCGCCATGAACAGAACGAGGAAGCCAAGTGCGATGAGCATTGCGCCATCCCATGATGTTCTCTCTGATACTCTGCTTTTCATCCATTTCTTTAACATCGTTGAACTCCTTAAATGTTTTTTTACCTTGTTTATTTGACTCTTTATGTAAGATTTGCAAGGTATCTTCTACTGCGAAAGTCTTATTAGAAGTCTTGAAATCTTTCTTTCGCATAATCGTTTTAGCAACAAGTTCTAGTTCGTTACCAGCAAGTTTCAACACAAAAGGCATATTGATGTCAGTTCTCATATCTTTCATTACTGCTTCAGCATCAGGTCCTAATCTTGCAATTGGTTTACCATGTTTACTGTAAATCTGTTTGAAGATACGAGTTAGTTCAGCAGGCGTTATCTGCTTTTTGTTTCTTTCATCATTTACTCTGTCAAGAAAATGTTTTGTAAACTCAACATCAATACCCACTTTAGCAAACAACTTGTCAGCATATTTTTCTATCTGCGCCAAGTCTGAGCGAGTGATTGTTTTCTCTGTCATATACATTAGCGTGTAATCTCTTCCCACTCAAGAGATGCATAAATGTCATCGTTATCAACCTTTGATGCTACCAAAAGTGTAAACTCTTCTGCTGTATCTGCTAGTCCATCTCTTCTCAACTGGAGATTAAAGAAGTTCTCACCAATCAAATCTGTTGCTCCAACAGACTGTGTTGTCGATGTTACAAATCCAGAGCGAACTACTTTTCCTCCACTAAATGATGTTCCTGAAGTATTGTATTCAACACTAGAGTTTCCATTTGAAGACCAACTACCACCACTTGTTGTTCCACCACGAACAAGTCTCCAAGAGAAGTAAGCATTATTACCAACACCAGACAAAGCACCACCGACAGGAATGACAACAGCATCCAACTCACTTGCTTTTAATCTAAGTGAAATGATTGGAAGATATGTTGCGGCAGGTGTAAGATTTCTTGGTGTTGAGATTGGTGTTGCTACAGCGTGTTTTTCTCCACGCAACTCATAACCGCCTTCTGAAATAACAGAAGAGCAAATCTGTTTCATTCGACTTGCACTAGCAGTTGCGGCAGTATTTTTGATTTCATATCTAATAGGCAAAGATGCAGTCTGCATATAGGTATCAGTGATTTCATTTGCGTGATGGAAAGAGTGACAGTGAATAAACTGTCCATCAATGACAAATCCAGTTCTTACTGTTCCTACACCCAACCATTCGACATCAATAAACTGAATCTGTGCTTTTGTTAAATCTAGTGTCTTACGAGATGGACCTGTTCCATCAAGTGTATCAAGATTCCAGTTTGCTTTAGAAACTCTTGTTTCAGCAACAGTGCCAGAGTTTATTGCCCTCTTTACAAAGTAGATGTCAGAGTTTGATTGCTCTATGAAGATACCATTATTAGCACCAAAGTATCCAACTCTTTGTCTTAGACCAGTCTTTGCTGTATCCATAACAAAAGTATTTAATACTTGCAGAGACTTGCCTGGCTGATAAGAGAATATTCTCTTGGTTTCACGAACAACTTCAGCACCATCTGTTGTATCAACATCTAATACAACAAGACCATTATTAGCGAAATGTTCATAAGTTGCTGTTGCTGTATTGGATGTTGCAAACGCTTCGTTATCATCAAAACGATGTGAAGAATCAAAAAGTGTAAATGGCTGTGACACTCTTGCTCTTCCAAAAGCATCTACCGCCATACCAGATGGATTCGCAGGTCCAATACGATTACCATATTCATCAGCAAGCATCACTACCTCAAAGATAGTGTTGCCATTCGGAAGATATTCGTGTCTGTCTCTGCGATACTGTGCCATTTTACAATCCTAAACGCTTTCTCATTTCTTCTTTCTTAGCAAGTTCTTCACGCTTTGCTCTACGCTCAAGATATGCTTTGAGATATGCTTTCATTTCTTTCTTACGACCATCTTTTTCGATTTGCTTCTTCTTCTTTACTGGAACAGTATCAGCATCATCGCCTGTGCCTGCTACACCAGCAGTTGAAGTTGCTGGAGCATCCTCGAAAAGTTTCTTGTATGTCTTTTTATCGTGCTTTGCAAGGTAGTCCATGTTCTCCTCCAACGCTTGCATGATTTCTTCGTCTGTGTAATGCTCTTTTGTGTCTTGTGATTCTCGAATCAAAAACAAGGCAGCCGCATAGGAAGCAAGTTTTGACTTACCGCCTGGAACTCTTTCAATAAGTTTTTTGATGTTAAAGACAAGACGATTAAATGCGGAGTATGAAAGTTCTTCTTCACTACTCTTAGGTTCTTTAATCTTCTTACCGTTTTCGTCAATAATACCCAACTTAAACGCATCAGTTTCATCAAAAGGTGTAACCAACCTCTTGATAAAATTATATGCTAGAATTAGGTCTCCGAACTTAGTCGCCATTTAACTGCCTTAATACTTTTGCGATATTCATATCTATAGGAATATCACTGTCTATAATTTGTTTTCCATTTATCATACCAAAGTCCGTTCTCCAATAATTTAAGAACAGTAGGAACGGTTTCAAATATTGCAACTGGTCACTTAACTTGAAACAGAGCATTCGTGTCATTGCTCTGTGTTCAAAGGTATTATATAAAACGATTAGATGATTAAATACTAATCTATCTTTCAATTCACCAGTCTGTTCATACTTCTTAAATAGTCTCTTAATATATCTTATTCTCTTCAAGTCATCATGAAATTCTAATAAATCAGTGCAATGTGCGTTTTCATAATATTTTGCGGCGAATAACATAAAATTATCATCATTCAAATTTTCAAACATATTTTAATTTACCAAGTGCTTAACAAAACTCTCTTAATTGTATTACTATCAGTAACAACATACAAATATGTATTACTGTAGTAAATAGAGCCTGCTGTTACGCTTTCAGTTTGTGCATTTGATGTTGCAAAATCAGAAACTTTAGTTGTAATTCTGAAAACATCATTAACATTAAGATTTTCTGTATTTGTAGTTCCTGTAAATGTCTCACTATTTGTAGTCGCAACATTACCAGAACGAGTAGGTAATGTCAAAACTGTATTACCAGCCGCATCACCTAGAATAGCAGTGTGTGTTGGCGCTTGAACTCTTACTCTGTGATTATTCAAAAATTCACAATAATAGTCAGTATATGCTGGAGCGCCAGTATTACTAAAAATTAAAACAGAACCATCTGAAATAAGAACACCACTTGTAGAATCACTTCCATTAACTCTTAGAGTTGATATGGTTTCCTGATTTGTTGTTCTTACTTGACTTACATATACTGTTGAGTTTGCAATCAGTGCATTAACATTAGCGACTTGCATCCTATCATTGACAAGCAATGTAGTATTAGCAACTTGCATTCTATCGGATATAAGTGTTCTTAAAGCAGTGTTAGTGCTAGTTACCAATGTTCTTAAATTAGTATTTGTTGAAGAAACACTCGATAATAGATTTGTTATGCGAGGATTTGTATTTGCAATATATGAATTTAGATTTGCAGTAATGCTGGTGTGTAATGCTTGAGTGTTAGCGACTTGCATTCTGTCAGTAATCAAAGTTCTCGCTGTAGTGTTAGCGATAGGCTTTGTCTGCATCATCGCTTCAGTAATGGAGCCTGGATTTATAGCATTGTTAGCATTAATTCTACCATTAGAACCAATGATATTAACACCACCAGCCGCTAATACTGAAGATGCAAGCGAAATAGCACCATTTGTGGTTAATGTTCCATTGACAATAGTATTACTATTGAAAACATTAACAGTTGTATTTGAAAATACCGCACCCTGATTAAATGTAATAGAACCGTTATATGTAACCGACCCATTGAAAGTAGAGTTGGCAGAAACGGTCTGCTTATTACCAGCAACAGTGGTATTTGCATTAAATGTAACCGACCCAGCATGAACCGTTTCGGAAACTACATTACCGAAAAAGTTTGCATGAGTTATTTTCCTACTGGCTGGTGTGCCAGAAGGGTCGTTGACGACAAGCAACAAATCATCTCTAGAGAGATTCGTAATTGCCGTCAGTTCACTGACCTTCTTATCTGCCATTGTCTACTCCTAAATCAGAACTTATTCTGGAAGTTTGCTATCGTCACCAGCGTCACCAGTGATAGATGATGCGGCTACGAGTGTCTCATAGAACACACGGCCTGCACGACCACCAGAACCTTCAGTTCTTAGATTCCAACCAGCATGAGGTACAATATCTGACTCTGTTCCAGCAGTGTTTGCAAAGTTCATTTCAGATGTTGATACACCATAGACATTGTTAGCATCTAGTCCTACTGAACCATATGCAATATACAAAGGCTTCTCTTGAACATAGTAGGTGCTGTTTGATTGTGCGCCTACGAGTGTTCCACCAGTTTCGCCAGCACGAACTGTCATTACTGTTGCGTTTGCAATAGCAGTAATCACATAGTCGTTCTTACCGACATTTAGAAAATCACCAACCGCAAAGTTGGTAAAGGTTGTGGAAGTGCCAACTACTGTGCTATTCGCCGCTGTTACAACAATACTGCCAGCGGTGGCCTTTCCGTCATTCATTCCCCAAAGTGACATCTCTATTCTCCTTGTCTTATTTGAGTATCCGCTTTAATTCGGATATTGTTTTACTAGTATTTATATGCGTGACAGCCTGTCCGCCTGCTCTTTTGAACTCACTTGTATTCTTCCCATGGTCATCTACGAGGATGCTATCTGCATCAGCGTAATTCTGTTTGTCTTCTCTGCGAACCAAATGGATTTTGTTAGGTTTTGGTTTTAGATTTTTAGCAATCCAAACTCTCTTACCTCTTTTACATGATGGGTCCCAAGAAGCATATGCAGATAGTATCTCAACATCAGCACCTTCAATGCTGTTTAGATAGTTCCACAAGTCTTTACCCCCAGGCATCCACTCAAGATTATCCCAAAAACCTTTCGTAGCCGCAATCATGGCTTTCTTTTCGTCTTTAGAATATTTTCCATTTTTCTCTGGAAATGGTTCACCTGTTACCTTCTCTGCTCCTTTGAGAAAGTTACATAGAACCATGTCCATGTCGCAGTATATTTTCATTTACTTCTTTGCTTCTTTCATTGCCATCTTAGTAGCAGTTGCATACATGACTTCTTTCCATTTGTCACCATAACGCTCTTTGAACTCATCTTCTTTCTTTTTGAGTTCTTTGACGATTTCTTCACGGCGAGCCATTTGTGCATCAGTCATTTCTGCTTCTTTGACTACTTTACTTTCAGTTGCTTTTTCTTTTGCAATATCTGCTTTTGCTTTTGCTAAACGAGCCTTGTCTGCTTTTTTCTTTTTAATCTTAGCAAGTTTTGCTTGTGCGGCGTCTGCACGACCAGATGTTGACATTCTATTAGCGGCCTTTTTAACACCTGAGACTGCGGCACTACCAGCCTTTTTCAGACCTCTACCGATTGCACCAATCAGTTCGTCAAGTTGCTCTTCTGACAAGTCTTCGATGTATGCATCAAAGTCGGCATCAGCCATTTCAATGATGTCTAGTTCTTCTTTGATTTCAGGGTCGATTTCGATTGGCTCTTTCTTGCCGTTCTTCTCGTCCTTCTTATCTTTTGCTTTCTTGTCGTCAGCAGGCTCTTCGTCTTCTTCTTTCTTTACCGCTTCATCCATCTTCTTAGAAACTTTATCAGCAGTAGACTTTTTGATTGTTACTGGATATTCTTTGTCACCAAACTTGAACTTCTTCTTACCAGCGGCAGCCGCTTTAGAAGCCGCACCAATAAAGTCAGCAACATCATCGTCTAGAATCTCTTCTGGAATGTTTTCTCTGTTTGGTTTGCCAGCAAGAACTGCTTTTACAGAGTCAACTAGACTTCTGGAAACACCAAACGGCTCCATCTTATAATGTGTATGTTCGTTCACTGTCTCCTCCTTTAGTTGGGATTTATCTACAGTATCACCAATTTTTTGTGCAGTTTTAAGTCTTGCCATTTTTAGTGGTGCAACATCTTTGAATCTTTTTTCAAGAGAACGCCTGTCCAATCTCAAGTCTCGCTCATCACTACCCATTGAATAGATTTTCATATCTTTGCCGACAAGAGCATACTTCATCTTTGGCGCCTCATCAAGTTCAGGCTTCTCATGTGTGTAACCCTTCTTTGCAAGTTTATCATGGTCTTCAGGCGTCTTTGCTTCTACACCTTCGCCAGTCTCAGGGTCATACATCATGTGAGGATACTTTACCTCTTCATTGAGTGCTTCTTCAATAAGATTGTCTAAATCTTTCATTTCTGTCTCCTGTATTTGCTCTGTTGGATTTGACAGATAATCGTTCAACTTGTTCATGCTGTTTGCCGCAATCGCAAGTTTGTTTGTCCACCAAGTAGGGAGTGCATCTTCATCGTTCATGCCATCTAGAACACCTATGATGGCTTGAGCATCTTCCATAGCAGTTTTGCACTGTCTCTTAGCAGAAGCGACATCTGTGTGTCCATCTTCTTTGACGACTTTACTTTCAGTCATCATTCTTATTGTGCTTTCTAGTGACATTACTCTTCTTCCCATATCTTTATTCTAAGTTGAGTTGCTTTTGTTCCTTTGAGAAGTCTGTGATATTCACCCTTCTCTATTTCGTAAATCTTACCTTTTTCTAGTTCGACTGGCATCTTATCATCTTCTTGAAACCACCAGTCTTTACCTTCTAACACTGCAAAGTGTCTATTCTTTTTGTCTCTGTGCCATACAAGTTCATCACTATCTACTTCTGTATCAAACTCACGAACAAAGACATTTGGTGCTAAATGTATGTCTTTATATGGTTTTACCAAAAGTACTTACCTCCGCCTTCTAGTCCTAATGACTTTGCATACCAAGGCAATCTACACGCCCAGTATCCAGGCTTTGTCTTATCATTCTTTGTATCACACTGATGACGACTTGCAAAGTTTCGTGCGGCTTCTCTGTCATTAATCTTCGCTTTCAATCCAGAAGTATCACCAAACTCCACTTTTACCACATTACCCTTATCATTCTTCACATACACATAAAACTTCTTAGAACCACCTCGTTTTGGTGAGTTGAGTTCTACATCTTTATCTGCTTCCATCAACGGACAATCAAGTGGAACTTCTTTGCCCTCATAGATACCAAACATACCAATGTCAGTCATCAGTATTTGTTTGTCTGTAGCATCTGGTTCTAGTTCACCATTTCTCCATCTCACTCTTGCTTCTTGAAAGAAACGATAGAATGATGGTGAATCATGACGAAAAATATTATCAGCGAAAGGCACACCAGTGTCTAAGTGATATTGTATTGCTTCACTTATTTGACTCTTTTTTTTAATGTCCTTGAACTTCTTGACTGGCTTACCACCAAAATCATCATCAGGATTGTATGCCGCCGCTAGTGCTGTGCCTTTTCTTCTTTCTTTTCTTGCTTTGCTCTTTGCTTCAGCGTCTTTTACTCTTCGTGCTGTTGCACCAGTAGGTATTTTTAGATTCTTTAACTTAGGATGTTTTTTCAAACCTTCAGTCTGACCTGGCGTCATATCTTTTGTGTGATTTGCATATTCATCTGTTCCAATCTCATATGCTTCATCAATACGCTTACCGTCTTTGTCATACTTACCAGACTTCTTCTTAGCAATAGCAATAGCCGCTTGCTGTGCTGGAGACACTGCTTCATCATTGATTTTAGAGGTATCGGTTGCCATGAATGGACCTCTCCTCAAAGTTTTGAATGGAACTTTAACTTCATTTCCAAAGATTTCTTTTGGATGAATAATATTAAATGTAACCATTTGAGTATTGTTATCAATACCCTTCAGTTCCATATCTATTTCTTTATAAACCTTACCCTTAAATTTCAGACCGTGTGCAGTAACAAGTTTCTGAACCTTGCCACCCGAAACTGCTTGTTTTGCTCTTGCTTCTTCTAACTCAACAGATTCAGACTTGCCACTATGCTTTGCCCATAAGTCTGCATCAGCAGTTGTGCGAGTTTTACCACCAGTAATGAATGAGTTCACTCTTGCAAACGCCCACTGTTGTGGTGTTGTGCCTGGGCGATGACCAGACTTCCAAGCGGCCATACCTCTGTCGTAGACTTTCTTTAGAATGCCGTAAGAGATACCAGACTTGTCTGCTTTCTTTTTTAGACCTTCAATCTCTTCACCAAACATCTGTTGATACTTCTTAGTATACTTTGATGGTTTGGTTTCAGCAGACGAATCGCCAGGCGCTGGTTTATATGCCGCTTTGCTATCATCGTCTTTCTTTGCTTGCTTCTTAAAGTAAGCCGCTCTCTTTTCTTTAGTAGACTTAGACATATCACCAGTGTAATACTTCGCTGGCTGTGTACCTTCAATATCTTTAATCTCAGGGTCTTGTCTAGTCTTTGCTTCTACCAAATCGCCAACTTTGTTTTCAGCACTGACTTTCCAAACTCTGCCACCTTCTTTCATAGAAAGTCTCTGCATTTCGCTTTTCAAACCAATAGCAATAACCTTGCGTTCTTTGACTAGAGCATATTGTGTGTCTTTTGCACCAATCGCATCTTCACCAACCTTGATAGTTTTTAGTGCTGATTCAATCAGTGCATCAAAATCTTCTGATTGTGTTCTTGCTTGCTTTACTCTCTCCATCTCTTTTTTCTTAACAGATGGTAGAAGTTTAGTAGCAAGTTTATTGATGATGCCTGCCTGCTTTTGAACTCTCTTATCAATTGCTTGTCTTGCAGATGGAGACAACTGACTATACTTCTCACCTTTTTCACCAGCGATTCTTTCTCTGACTTTTTGAATTGCTTGCTTTCTTGCTCTTTGTTGAAGTTTCTCACCGCCAGCCTTTTGTTTCGCTTTAATTTTGCGCTGTCTAGCAAGTTTAGGAGCAAGACGCTTCATAATCATTGCTCTCTTGCGTCTTTGCTGTGGCGTAAGTGCTTCATTGATGTCTAGTAATTCTAGTTCTTCATACAGAGCAGAATCTTCGTCTGACCAGTCTTCTAGGACTTCTTCTGATAGTGCTTTCTGCACCATGTCCATCATCTTCTTCTTATCTCTGTCAGATAATTTAGATGCGGCGGCACTACCAAAACCAGGCTGTTTTTTACCTTGCTCATCTTCATAATCATCAAACTGTCCTTTGACAGCCAAGCCTCTCAGTTTAGTGCCTGACATACCTTCGACACCCTCTGCATCGGGGTCTCGCTTACCAGCAGAAACGACTTTGATGCTATCGAACTCATAGTCACCTTTGCCGTTATATTTGTTTAGAAGTGTCTTAAACTCGCCTACCCTGTCAGAACCGACCACCATAACGATGTCTGTGTATTTGTCGGCGTAGATTTCTTTGAGGATTTGGAAGATTTGCTTTGCGTTTGATTGGTGTGCAATTCCAAATGCCTTTTTAGCAAAAGTAAGTTTTTGCTTGTAGGATAGCGGGTCTTTAGTTGGATTCTGTGTATGGGAGAGATAGATACGAGCATCGGCTTTCTCCTGTTTCGCTACTGACTTAATCTTGTTAGCCAGTTTCTCATGTCCAATAGTAGGTGGATTCATCCTACCAAATGTGAATACTAATTTTTTACTCATTTGCGTGTTTTCCTTAGACTTAACGCTTGACAATTGTTTAGAATCAGTGTAGAATGATTCTGTTATCTTTACAGTTATTTATAATATTCCAAAGGTGAACAATCCACCTGTAGTTACAACACTAACTGCCCATAATCCTAATACACTTGCATAACGCTTAAATGGTGTACCAAAGTATGTCATTCCAATAGTAGCACACTTATGCATTGGTGAAATTAGGTATCCAGCAAATTCAATTGCAAAGAACCAAACAAAGTATTCTACACCATATACACTAGCAAGAAGCACAGACAAAGCAATAAATCTTGAACTAGAGCCAAGTGCAAATGCTCCTAAGAAACCTAATGCAGATACAGATGCAATACCTGTTAGTGTATTGAAGTCAAAAACAGTTCCTTCTAAGAATGCTTTAATATCATTTGTGTTTGACTTTGCAAAGTTAGCAAGTGCAATAATTACTGCAACACTGATAATTACATTCCAGTTAATATAAGATAGAAGTTTCTTATAATCCCATGTCATCGTCAGAATCATGTAATATAGTGTTAGTCCACCAAAAGCCCAATGTGGTTCGACACCATAGATGACTGCACCAATTGCAAATAGGAATGGAACAAGTCCTCTAGTGATTCGACTGATTTTGAAATCTTTATCAGAGAACTCACGAATAATCACATCTTCCTCTTTTACCATAAAGAAGATATAACCTAAAATAAGAGCAAGAGAAACAACAAGCATTGGAGCAAGCATACCCATTAATGCACCATAGGTTAATCCTAATGCACCCATAGGAACAATAATTGTTTTCTCTAATGGACTCCACATATAATAGTGATGTGTTGACAAATAGTCAACGATACCATATTTCTCTCTTCCCTTTTCACCTCTATCAGGCGCCATTGTGTCTAACAATCCAGCAGATGTTGTCACACGGCCAGGGATAGGTAGAATACCAGTGAAAGCACTCATCAGTGTTACGATGAGTCTCTTTGATTTGAATGCTTTTGTGAGATATGTATAGATGTCAGCAAATAGATTATTTTCTTTAATCATTCCAACACTAAGCATAATGAAAGCGATATACAAAAGGTATATCTGGTCTTTAATCAAGTATTCAATCATCAATTCAATCCTTTATCTTTGCCAACCTTTCTTTACCTCTGGTGAGAAGTTAGCATAACTGAAGTTCATTCTATCAACTAGTTTTACAGCATTTTTACCAACTCTGTCAATAGCAACAAAACCTTCTTGTCCTGTTGATTTGAAACCTTTGTCTGTCAATAAAAATGTATCCAGTGACTTTACCTTGTTCATCTGTGTAATCAAAATTTCTTTTGCGTCTACTATGTAGTTCATCAAAAGTAGGATGTTTTCAAGATTCGCTTTATTTGTCTCAGAAAAATATTTCATCACTTCTTTTCTGATACCTTCAATCTTTTCTTTCTTAGCCGCTCTGCCCTTTTCAGTCTTTAACTCAGCGGCTTTACCCAACTCAATTTGATAGATGTTGTGAAAGTATTCTACCATTTCATCAACAGTTTTGGGTATGTCAGTTACCTTTTCTCTAGCACGAACCTTTGTATTCAGAAAAGTTTTCATGCGCTGTAACAGTTCTGGATTATCTGATATACCATTCAGTCCAGCCGCATCAATTTTGTTAAATGTTTTACCAGCATTGGAAAGGATGTCAGTAATCTCTTTTGTCTTTTTCTTTGTGAGTGTAGCAGAACCAGACACATCTTTATATTCTGCATCGACTGACCATACTGCACTTGATTGAGTAAGACTGTCAGCGATATTTTCACCAAATGATGCTTTCATGCTTTCAAAAGAATTACCTGTATATTTTGTATGCCAGACGATACCTATCTTTGCTTTAGATATCTCTCTAGCAAGTGGCACATCAGTAGGCACCGCATATACGATTGTATTAGGATGGAAAGTGATGTAAGACTTTCCACCAACCTTTTGCTTTTTCAAATCTCTCTTTGAGTATAGAAAGTCACCTTGAATCACACCTTGTATATTCAAGTCAGGTAGATACTTCAATGCAAGTTTCAGTTTAGCATTCAAATCA